ATTTATCGTTAAATGGTCAGCAACTGTTTTTGCACTTACTACTGTTTATCTTACTAGCCATGACATAATACCAATAAACAAATACTGTGGTATTATTACAGCATTCTTATGGATGTGGTTAGGCTTCATGTGGAAACAACCTAGCATGTGGGTACTTAATATCATAATGATAGGTTTGTATGTTAAAGGATTGATTTGGTTATGAATATTTTAGTGACAGGTGGATTAGGATTGATAGGACATAATGTAGTTAAACGACTGCAAGACCAAGGACATATAGTATCAATCGTTGATAACAAAACAAATTATGGAATAATTCCTCAAGAAGAAATTGATTATCTAATCAGTCAACGTATCAATGGCATTGATATGAGTGGTTATTATAATATTGACATTACTAATATACACGACTGTAATCATGTTTTTGATATTGAACAACCTGAGATTGTAATTCATTGTGCTAGCTTCCCAAGACAAAAAGTAGTTAATGCAAATCCAATGTTAGGCAGTCGTGTAATGAGTGAAGGATTACTTAACTTATTAGAAACAAGTGATAGATATGAAGTACGTAAATTCATCTATATCAGTAGTTCAATGGTATACGGAGATTTCAAAGATGATGTTAAGGAAAATTATGAATGCAGACCACAAGGACAATATGGAATACTCAAACTCGCAGGGGAATGGTTGGTTAAAGATTACTCTAGGCGTACAAATCTTGTTCATACTATTTTACGTCCCTCTGCTGTTTACGGTAGACTTGACGTTGAGGACCGCGTCATCAGCAAATTCATCCTCAATGCGATGCGAGGCACTACTCTACGAGTTAACGGGGCAGGAGAAACCCTCGACTTCACCTACGTACAAGACGCCGCCGACGGAATCGTTGCCGCCAGCCTCAGCGACAACACAGAAAATAAAACCTACAACATAACAAAGTCACATAGTCATACATTGTTAGATGCGGCTAAATTAGCAATAAAAGTTGTTGGGAAGGGTGAAATACTTGTGGGGGATAAAGACCCTGACTTCCCTAGTCGTGGGGCATTGAATATTGATGCTGCCAGACAAGACTTTGGTTTTGATCCAAAAGTTGATGTAGAAGAAGGCTTTCAGAAATACTATGATTGGCTAAAATCTGACCCATATTTCTCAAAACGATAAATACAGACATGTGGATAATTTCAATTTTGCCCGACTGGGTTTTTCATGCAATGTTATTTGCAGGTATTCTAGGTACAGTAGTAGGATTTGCTATGAGTATGATTCCTGCGGTAAAAACCTATGCGCTTGCAATTAGAATTTTTAGTTTGTTATTGCTTTCTTTTTCGTTGTTCTTAGAGGGTGGTCTAGCAGACTACGCTGCCTGGGAGCTTAAAGTTAAAGAAGTTGAAGCAAAACTAGCAGAAGCAGAAGTCAAGAGTGCTAAAGAAAATGTTAAGATTGTTGAGAAAGTCGTTACCAAGACTCAAGTTATAAAAACACGCGGCAATGATATTGTTAAATATGTAGACCGTGAAATTGTCAAATATGACGAAAAATTTGCAAAAGGTGGTATATGTGAAATCCCACAAGAATTTATTAAAGCACACAATGATGCGGCAGAGGTAGTTAAATGAAATTATTCAGTATTCTATTATTGACTACACTAGTTGGTTGTTCAACAGTAGTACCAGTAACTGCTAAATTCCCGGAAGTTCCAGAAAGGTTGTTAGTAAGATGCCCTCAATTAGAAAAATTAGGAAACGAAGCAAAGTTGTCAGACGTAAGTAAGACAGTTACAATAAACTATACCACTTACTATGAATGTGCTGTTAAGCACGATGCATTCGTAGAGTGGTATAAAATTCAAAAAGATATTTTTGATAAAGCCGGTAAGTAATTACTCTGTAGCATTAGCTCCGCATTTAGCACGTTTAGCCTTTGTTAGTGCTCCATAATCAACAGGCCATTCTTTCCCAGGTTGTAACTCAGTTGCATTCTTGGGAAATCCATATTGTACTCCAGCTGCCTTTTGAATATCTGCTACGGATACACGGAATTTAGTCAAATCATTCCCTAAATTAACATAAGGTTTAGTATGTGGGAACATCCATCCAGCAACTTGTCCTGTGTTATTGTTGATAACAATCTTATAATAACCATGCGGTACAATCACACCATTGCCAATAGTAGGATCACCAGCGCCATATATAGCTCCAACGTATATTGTAAAACTTTGGTTCAGTTGGACTGACCAACCACGAACTGAAGTTTCCAGTAATTTCCAAATCCCACGATTTAGGCTTCCATGCTGTGGATACATATTTGTCATCAAAAAACTCTCGTACTCTACTTGTTGACTCCAACTCAAATCCCCGTCCGGTGCTGCATGACCCTTGTCGTATCCAGTCCCAACATAATCCGTAGGGGTAGCGCCATTTGGGACGCTAGCATCTGCTACGAAAGCATTTGTGCGTGGGAAGCAACCTAGTGCGTTCTGTGGTAGTAATGTATATGCTACATAGACTGGAATTTTAACAGGAGCATCATATGCTACTAGATAAGCCTCACGGCAGATTGGTGTTGCTTGTCGTGCTGTGTTAGCGAATCCATATGGACTGTGAACTTGACAACTTTGAACTGGATTAGGGGCACGTTGATCCCAAGAAAAACTGTTTACTGATGATAGTGTAAACACTAGTGCTAATAATATACGCATATTTGTCTCCTAAATATGCATATATTTATCATCTATGTTTCATTAGCCTACGTATAGCAGCCAAATCATCTTCTTCTATATTCCCAGTAGTATCATCTTGCGGGTCGAATTCATCTTTTTGCGGTGGTAGTGTATGTCCACCTACAATACCTTGAAATTCTTCTTCTTCCAACTCATCAGGGCTGATAGCAGGAGCAGATGGAGCAGTTAACTTATTCATAGTATAGCGTTTTTCCATTTCTGGATTTTGGGCAGCTATTCCCTGTGTCATACCAGTAGCAACTGCACGTGCTTGTGGGCTAACTGTTGTTGCTACACCTTTTTCAGGTTGCATTTCTCTATTCAATAAATCACCAGTGGCTCTAGTACTAGCATATTTTTGAAAAGCAGCATCATCACCGGCATAACCAGCGGGGCCTGCTTCTGTTAATTGATTTAGTATAGAAATGTAATTTTTGACGTATTTTGAGTCCATTTGTGTTCCTTGGAAGTATGTAGTATTTATGATAAATACAACATTACGGAACAATCTACATGGCATACGCAAACATTCTTATAGGCGATCTACCCAACGACGGAACCGGTGATCCGTTACGTGTAGCATTTGGTAAAATTAACAACAATTTTGCTAATTTACAAACATTATATGATCCTGAAGGTCCTGTTGGGTCTTATCAATTTAAAAATACGACTGAAATTGATGGTGTGACAAGCAATAGTTATACTGGTTCTAGTGCTTTGGTTAATGATGGATCAAATGTATTGATTGGTACAAATTTAATACCCTCAACCACTGTTGATATAGGTAGCCCAGCCAACACTATTCAAAATATCTATGTTGGTAATTCTATTAAAGTAGGAAATGTAACATTAACCGGTGGTGCTGATAGTATTAATTACTCAGCAAATGTCAATGCAGTTAATTTAAAGGCTAGTAATACGTTAACGTTTGGTACAACTGTTCTTGTAAATAATTCAGCGTTTCAAGTTATTACTACCAACAACACCGAGAATCAAACGTTGTATGAATTCCCAATGTCTCAGTTTAGAACAGCACGATTTGAAATTACATCAATAGAATCAAATACTCAAAATAGTCAATTTGCAGTGGTTGAAGCAACTAAACAAACTAATAATACAGATATAAAGTATGTTATACACAGTACTTTATTTGTAGGGACTACATTAACTCATTATTCTGTAACTACTGAATTTGGTCAGTTAAAATTAAATGTGTCTCCGTTTTTAAATAGCACTATAACTCACAACATAGTCTCTAAGATAAATAATTAAATGAGAGCACACGAATTCATTGCCGAAGCTAGAGACGGTAAAATTGACAAAAATCATGCCAAAGCCAATGTAGGTACTTACCGCGCCCGTGATATTGGTGGTTATGATCGTGTCTATCATATGAACCGATTATGGATGGCTATGGCAATGGCTGACGGTAAGAGCCAAGATGCTGTGGATATGGATGCAGCTAGTTTTGCCGAAAAATACAATACAATTCATCCATACACAGAAGAAGAATATAACATGTTTATGTCAGCCAAGAAAACAGTTCCAACTGACAGTAAAGAAATTGTTCCTTACTCAAAGAGCGAAGAACCAGATGACACTAATAAAAAGAGTCTGACGGTGGCATTCAAAGGCTTCAAAAAATAATTAAGCAATCAATATCTTGAATAAGTAAAAGTATCTTATTCAGGAAACCTATGATTGACATTAATAACACACTAGACCTCATCAAATTAAAATTTTATAACGAATGGTTATACACTGCACATATCTATGACGAGGGTGACAGTGGATTTCATCAACATTTAACAGAAAACGTAGTTGAATCTTATATTGACCCACTAAATCTAAAGAAAGATGCTGTTATTTTGGATATGGGTTGTGGTCCAGGATATTTCTTAGATGAGATGAAAGAACGTGGTTATACTAACTTAACTGGTATTACATTAAGTCCAGGCGATATCGAAATTTGTAAGAAAAAAGGTCATAATATCAAAACATATGACATGAGTTTCATCCCACAAAAAGACGGATATTATGACGAAAGTGTAGACTTTATTTTCTTACGTCATTCATTGGAACACAGTCCATATCCTATCTTTACATTGATGGAATACAATCGTATTTTAAAACAAAATGCAAAGATATACATTGAGACACCCGCACCTGATTGTGAACGTAATCACGAAAATAACTTGAATCATTATTCAATCTTTGGTCATAACCAATTGGCTGCATTAATCAATAGAACTGGGTTTACTATTGACACATTCAATACATTAGAATTTGACTTAGCAGTGGGTGAAGATGAAGAAGGTAACAAAGTCGAAGTAAAAGAAAAATACTTCTGCATTCTTGCTACTAAAACACGACCTTTAGATATCAAATAATACGATAAATACATCATGTCCTTTGATGTATGGAAACAAGCAAAAATAATGAACGGATTTGACAAGCTCAAATCTGTTCCATCACGTCAAGAAAATGTAGACACAACATTAGAAGATTTAAAAAGACTTAGTGGTGTGACACCTCAAGTTATCGGTGAAGAAATTAATATTAGTGTGTCTGGTACTGAAAAAGCACAGTTGATGAAGAAGCACAATATACAACCCGGAACACCTGAATGGTTCCAATTATGGTTTAGTAAACCATACTTAACTGGCGAACAACCTGTAGGAAATAAACATGTCAAGTAATGGTATATCAACTCTATCTACAAAACAAGCAAAACAAAATGCTAAATTAACATTAGCGACTACAAAACGCACCACTGATGGTAGACCGCATGT